TAGATGCCGAAAGCCGCCTGCGTGCAGTACGCTCGATGCGTTCGTGCGGTGGGGCATCCTCAAGAATGTTCGCCAGCGTTCTGGCAGGATCACGCGGCGGCGGAGGGCTTCCCGGAGATTCAGTCCCGCCCGTCCTGCGAGGAGGCATCTTGCCGCTATCAAGAGCGGCGCTGCGTTCGACCACAGCACTGGTTTCAATCGCCTCACGGGCCGCGGCCGATTCAGTTACATCCGCCGCCGAAGCGGCTGGCCGCAAGGCCAGTTGCCTGCTGGCTGGCGCGCCAGCCGCGACCTCTGTTTCCAAGGCAGCCCGCGCCGCATCACGCCCAGGCGGACCTGCGACATCCTCCGGCCCCGGCAGCCCCACCGCGGCCTCTGGCTGAACTACCGCGCCTTCCGGCAACGCCGCCCGTGGCGATACCTGTGTCTCGCCGGGGACACCCGTCTGGATAGACGCATTGAGTTCCGCTAAGTCTGAACGCGCCTTCGTCGTAAGCCTGTCAATTTCCGCTCCGCGAGTATTAAAATCCGCTATTGACTTGGTCTTTTCCAGCGCCCCCTGAAGCTCTTGAGCAATTCGATCCGCTTCTCGCTGCACTCCCTCAATTAACTGACCCGCAGCACGGCCCAGTTCGTCGTCGGGCAGCCCCACCGCGGCCTGCTGCACAGGGGCTTCAGACAAAACGGCCTGTGGTGACACCAGCGCCTCAGACGGACTGGGATCAAGACTCTTACCTAGCGCAGCCTCAGCAGGGCGCACAGCAGGAATGTCTTCATGGAGACCACTTCTGAGTCCCTCAGCACTCTCGCGGAAATACCGGCTCCGAGCATCTGGGCTTAGGCTGAAGACGCTTTCGTTGAGAGCGTCACTGAGTGCCTCTTGCTCTTCTTCCAAAGCCTTAAGGAGCCGTCCCTCATGGTTCGTGGCAGCCTTATTAGAGAAGGCTCCAAACTCCTCGTTGTAGATTTCGCGCTTTTCAGCAACCTTCGCTCTGAGGCGACGGAGAGCATCGTCCCACTCTTCGCCAAGGCGCGCTAGAGTCTCTGGGCCTGCCCCTTCAAACTTTATTTCCCCTTGAGCCTTTAGACTCTCACGCTCAAGTTTTTTGAGCTGCCGTCTTATAATGAAGATGTCTCGCTCAGATTGCTCTATCCCGGCAAGCCTTTCGGCAGAACGAGCAGCCCCGCCCTCCGGCAGTCCACTCGCAAACACTTGCCGCCTACCCTGCGCAAGAAACGCAGCTTCATCCAGTGCCCGCACAGCTCCGCGTGCAGCCGCGACAGGCGCTCGCGTCACCTCGCCCGCCGCCGCCGCGCCGCGCTCAATGACGCCTTCCAGCCCGCCACGGACGGCTTCACCGCGGAATGCCTGGCCGGGTCGTGCTGAGCCAAGTGTGCTCCGAACCGCGGGTGCCCCGCCCCGGATACCGCGAGCCGGATTGATCGGAAAAGAAAGTCGGACAGGCGACACAGCGCCACCAATAAGACCACCGATAAACTCGGGGACCGGACCAAAGCGCGCACCGATCTCAGCGCCCTGCATGGCTAAAAACGCACCCAGCGGATCGGCGGCTGCCCCAACAGCACCCATCGCGCCAAGGACGCTTTGTCCTATCTCGCGCCGTTCCTGAATAAACCGTTCGCGCGGCGCGCGCGTACGAAGAATCTGCTCAATCTCTTCTGTAGAAAGACGGCCCGCAGGGATACCCAACGCCGAGGCTTTCTGAACAAGCGCGAGGCGTCGCAGTTCCTCTTCTTCGGCGGCCTCAGCCATGCCAACCGCCGCGATCCCTGCTTCTACCTCTGGTGTAATCGGCTCAGGCTGCGCGACCTGCGGAACAGCAGTAACGTTGAACGGCCGACTCGGTCGCGTCAGTCTGATCGACGGCGGTGTCCCCTCGGCCGGTAAACCTTGGGCTCTCTCGGCAAATGTCCTGGCAATCTCGGCTTGCTCACGAACAGCTGCTTCGACAGCGACAGAATCAGGGACCTGTGTAGGTTGTGGGCGTGGCAAAGCTGACGGCACAGGCGACGCAAGAGGCCCCATCGGGGCCGGGGGCGGTACAGGAACGGTTGGCTCAGGGCCTGGCAACGTGACAGGTTGCGGCCCCTCCTCAATCCTGCGAGCCATAGGCCCTGGAATAGGCTCAGGCTGCGCGACCTGAGGGACCGCGGCTGGGTCAAACTGCGGCGGCACAGGAGTCGGAACTGGGTCCGCAAGCCCGGCACCGCCGCCGGGGAAGCCACCCTCCCAGCCAACGTCCTGCATTGGCTGGGCGGGTCCGCCAATACCCGTAGCGGCTGAAAGCGCTTCTACGAAGCCTTCTTCCCAGCCTTCTTCCCGGCCTTCTTCCCGTCCGGCTTGCCGTCCGGCTTGCTCCGCGGCGAACTCGGGGTAGGTTTCGCCAAGCCACGACACGAACTTCTTCTCGTCGCCCACCAGAACCCTGCTGTCTTCCGGAAGAAAATCCTGAGGGATAATCTGGTTCGCAATTTCATCGAGAAACCTGTTAGGTCCGCGTGCAGGAGGCAACGCCTACTCCTCGTAGGGCGGTAGCCGCCGGTCGTAAGTAGCCCAGTGAATCCAGAATGGACCAACGCAAAAGGTATATTCAGCACCGCCGAACTTTGGCAAGCGAACCCATCGCCACCATGTACCGAGCCTCTTCTCAGGCGCGTATGGGTTGCGCGGGAACTGCCAGTTATGGCTGATCCTGAAGCTTTGAATCACAGGTTCAACAAGAAGCGACCAGGCGAGGTGAACCGCGAAGTTCCAAGCCCTGTCTGCGCCGTTGGCGCACGGCGGAACTCGCGGCCAAAGTCGAAGCTGTTCCGCAAGAAGTCCGCAAAGGTGTTGGTCGGTGCTCCGCCGCCGAGTACCTGCCGGCCAAGCGTGCCGAGAAAACGGTTGAAGGTAGGCTCAAAGAGGTTCTGCGCAAACCGCTGCTGGCCGAAGGTCTGCTGTTGTTGCTGAGGGATGCTCCCAAAAAAGAGGGCCTTCTGGCCTTCCGGGTCTTCCTCAAAGAACGGCAAGAACGGGCCGTCATGCATAGCCACCGAGTTACGTCCCTGAGCCGAAGCCCAGCCGCTCGAGCCCCATAATATTGGTCAGGAAATCAACGAACGATGTCGACGACCCTGCCTCGCGGCCTGCTGCAAACCGACCAAAAAGAGCACGAGGATCTGATCGTCTGAACCTGTTCCTGAAAATGGGCGCAATGCCACGGGTCTGAGCACTTTGAGCAAGATTGGCAAGGCCAAGCGCCTGCATCTCATCCTGAGGCCGAATGATCTCAAGCGCGGGGTCGAGAGAGCCAAAAGGATTGGCAATATTGGCTCTGGTTGACGTTCGTGCAGTTCCCAGCGCGCTTCTGAGCGCGGCCCGAGGATCAGTAGACCCCAGACCGCTAAGGAACGACTCAAACTCACGGCCCTCTGCCACGCCAGGTTCACCACCGCCAAGTTCTTGTTGCACAAAAGCGGCATTGAGAAGCGGGTTGAACTGCGATTCAGCAAGTGTGCGGGCTCGGCCTCGCGGGCCAGTTGGCTGGAATCCACCACCGGCCTGAGTGCCGAGAAACTGCTGAAAAGCCGCTCGCGCAGACTCCATTTCGAGGCCGGGATCAGCCGGATCAGCAAAAGGGTCGACCTCAGGCTCAATGTATCTAGAGAGGTTTACATCCTTATCCGGGTCGTAAGCATCGCCCGTGAATTGGCTTGCGTCCATCGTGAGCGAGTTTTTGATCTTCTCGATGGCATCGTCAAGGTCTCTTCCCTTAACAACGATGCTCACGCGCCTGCCGTCCGCATCGAGATACGTAACCGTCCACTCCTGCATTGTTTCTACCTCCCGCGACGGCAAAACCTCGCCTCTACCGTGCGATTACGAGCCCCGTTGTATTGAAAAGCTGCTGCTCGAAGTCCGAGCCACCTGGAGCGGGTGGTCGGCCCGCGCCTGTATTCTCGCCCGCGATGGGCTGCCCTGACAAGGGCGCGGACTCAGGAGCCATGCCGCCCAGCGGATTCCTCGGGCTTCCGGTGCCGTTGCTCTGGCCGTTCTCACTCGGCCCCATACCTGCGGCTGCTGCGTCGATGCCTGACTGATCCAGCAGTCCTGTAAAGGCTTGCTCACGAGCGAAGTCTTCCATCTGCTGCTTGCGCTTGAGCCGCTGTATCTCGCCCCAGACTTCGGCTGCGGCAGTCATGTCCTGCTGTTCTATCGCGGCTTCAAGCATCGGCCACAAGCTCATCAGCTCGGTGGCCTGCCTTGCCCGCTCTGCCCAACTTCGCCGCATCTCAAGGTTGGCGTCCTGGACTCTCAGGATGCGGGTATCCCGGCTTCTGCGAGACATGAGTGCCATCCCGTCAGCGGCGGGTTGACCGGCAAGCGCCGCCATCTGGATGCGCTCGAAGTCATCCTCTGGCAACGTGGGGACCAGTTCGATTTGAACAAGCCCGTGACCCTTGAGGTCTTCCGGCTTAATCTCGCGGTTGAACCCCTCAAGGTCGTGACTGACGCCGACAACCGTAAGCGCCCTGTATTTGCCTGTCTCGTACTGCGCTAGAAGAGCCTCCGCGTTAGCCTCCATCACATCTCTGACCGCACGCTCGTGGGGAGCTAGCTTCTCTCTGAGAATCTGGGACATGATGCGGAGGGCGCGGCCCGAGGGGTTAGACCCTGCTATCTCTGAGGGGTCGAGAAGACCGCCACGAATGGCTTCCTGGACAACGGAGCCAAGCAATATCTGGGCGTCTTTGGTCGTCTCTGAAATCTGGAGAAGGGCAAGCTTCTCCTCCTTGTCCGAATCAAGTGGGATAACCTGGTTCTGCTCGTTCGGCGAGTCATCTACCTCTGACGTTCCGCCCTTTGATGTCAGCGTATAAATGCCTGCCACCGCCCTAGCGGTAAGCGAAAGAGTGTAGGTAAGGATGCGGCTCTTGGCATCCACCACCCCGCGGTTAGCAGCCATGATGGATTCCGAAAAGTCACTGATGCCGACGATCTCGGTGGTGACTGAGGAGTCCTGTATCTGGTAGTTGCCAACCCCAGGGTTGTAGCCGTTCACGCGGAAGATAGGCTGGGGCCGCTCAGCGAAGAGATTCGTCATCTTCTTCGCCCACTGGTCGTCTATGATGATGCCGTTATGCCACTCGAACTTAGGCGGCAGAACTTCCCCGCCCTTGTCTTTCTTGACGGCGGTAACCTCCACTCGTTCGTAGTAGTCAAGAACCCGGAACTGATCTGAGCCTCCCGTGCGACTGAATGCGCCGGTGGAGGAGCGCGTGCGGTCGAATCTGAAGTTCGGGTACTGCCGCTTGATGGTGGCGCGTGAACGCCGGTTAATCACCGCCGCCCAGAGAGGCCCGTTCTCGTCGTGGATACTGACGACATGACGGGGGTCAAACGGGGTAATATCGACAATCGTCTCGCCCGCGGCGTCCTTCTTCAGAATGGCCCTGTTGCCAATATCTCCGCCACGGACAATCGACATCCACGCAAGCTGAGCCTGCACGCCGGGCTTCTTGGAGGCTTTCAGCCTGCGATCCCCCTCTGCGAACGCGCCGATTACGAAACGCTCGGCGTCATTGTCCGCATCTCTGGGTTCTGTGTTTTCCTTGTCGCTAATGACGCGCGCGAGGAAGTCTGATTCCGCAAGGACGGCAATAGCCTTGTCCGCCATCGTGCGAAGGTCGTTGGACGTGTAGACGGTTGCGCGTGTGATGCCCTCTTCAGGGTTTGGGCGATGAGGGTCTAAACGCCACCTTGAGTAATCGGAGTCCATCCGATGCCAGAGCGCCTCCTGGGCCTGCTCCTGCGCTTTGACGGCCTCGTTGATCTCTACGATTATCTTCGGTACGGTCATCTATCTGATACTCATGATCTCCCGAATGCGGCGTCCGAACTTCTGGGATTTGATCTTGCGCGGCCGCCCGTCGTAGGCATGCTTCCGCATCTGCCATGCTATCCCAACTGCCATCGGGTAGTCATCATGACCACCCGCCACCGCCTCGATACGGCCTTCGCTGTCGGGATTACGGATCACATCGGAGAACTCAGCTAGGCCCAGCTTTGAGAGAAGCACAAGCAGCCTGTTGTTGGTGGCGTCTATTAGCTCTCCCCATAACAGAGGGCGCGTAAGCGAGTTCGTATCCCAGCCAACCCTCCCGGTAGGCTTCCCCTGCCGGTTCACCGGCTCGTAAAGCCTACCATAGCCAAGCTCCTGGGCCTTCCTGACGACAAGGATGCCCCACTCGTTCCGCTCGATGCCCCATATCGGGCTGCCATACAGAACGAGCATCTTGACAGATTGCTCAGCAAATTCTTCAGGCGAGATGACATTTGAGTTGATATCAGCGACAACCACTCCGGTAGCTATGTCAAGGATCGCGGTGACGGATGAGTCCGCACCGACTCCATGCGAAACATCAGAGCCCGCAGCGTACTTTTTGCCAACCGAATACTTCTGATAGATGCTGATGAGGCCGATCTTCTGGACAGGGCCACGGACATCCTCGCCCATTGCGGCAATGGCGTCTGGGTCAAAAGCAGCCAGCACCCTCGATGGCGCAAGCGCCTCTATCTCCGTCGTCGGATTTTCCTGCTCCATGTAGAAGGCAGGAGACATCTCCGCTGTATCTGGAGCTTCGCTCTTTACTCGGTTGTACCAGGTCTGGTCACGACCCGGCCTCACCATCCAGCCATAGAAACGCCTGACGAAGCGGTTCGCGGGCGCACGTCGGTAAATCTCCTTGAACAACGACCCCATCGTCTTCTTATTGACGGTGGACACCTGAATCAACTGGCCGCCAGCATCAATCGTGGGCTTCACCGCGGCGAAGTTGGCATCAAGATGGTCATGGAAGTCAGCTTCATCCTGAATAACCAGCGTGGCAGTCTCCGAACGACCCGCGTTCTCCGTAGACGGAAGCGCGGTCAGCTTGGAATTGCTCTGAGGAAAGGTGATCTGAGTGGACGAATCTATCCCGAGCGGAGCCCTCAGGTATTCAGGGAGTTCTTGCCAGATGTACCGGCACTTCTTAAGAAAAACCGCCGCCTCCGCCTGCCCCTGCGAAAGCAAAAGCACGACCGCACCGATCTGGTACTGGGCCACCCACAGAGCATAGGCCGCGAGCAGCCACGAAAGACCGACCTGCCGGGCCTTAAGGATCGAAAGCAGCCGCGCCGCACCCAGCAGACCCACGACTTCACGAAGATGATCCCACATCACGAAATCGATGCGCCCGCCGCCGGGAGGCGGCTCCAGCACCTTGACGTAAGCAAGGAAGTGCTCAAACGACGCAGCAGCCTTCGCCCGCTGCATGTCGTGGAGCGTGATGTCAGCAGGGGGAGCCCGCAACGGAGTAAACGCAGTCATACGGGGCCAGCTACCTGAAACTGACGCATGACAAAATAAGCACCCTTCTGTAGAATCCTCTCAACCGGTGGGAGACACGCCCCGATCTTTCGGGGCCGCCGCCGAGGACGCCCGATTTAGTAGGGTCGCCCCAAAGCCCCCACCGGCGATGCCTGCCGGAACTACAGGTGACGACAACCTGCCGGGAGTCGGCAAGCAAAAGGTCGGGGCAATTCTCAAGGGAGGGGGGCAGAGCCCCGCCCATCTGCCAGAAACACACCCCCACTACGGTACGCCAGTACCAGGACTGGAACGGCCAGCAGTAACGCAGCCAAAGAAACCGCTTCCAACTTGGGAACCGTTTCCAATTTGGGGGCCGCAGAAAAAATGACCTCACCACACACATCAACACTCACCACCACAACAAACTACCCGGCACCCCACACCACCACGACCGCCACCACCGCCACGACCACCACCACCACCACCACGACCACGAC